TACCATTACGAGCTAGGAAAAAAGCCGTGAGACGCTTCTTGAACCTGTCCTTGACCTTGGGATCGTCAAGTTTCTCACCCCCTTCACCGACTTCGCCCTCCATTAGCTTTACAATATCAGAGAACTTTCCCATGTCCTTTATACTCTTAAGATATGCCTTAGACTTGGCCTCTTGTTCTTTTGCCTCCTGTTTAGATTTGGCACGGCGATCTATCTCGTCTAGCCTAGACTGGGCGAGAAATTCCCTCTCTTCCTGCTTTCTCAGGCCTTTTATGCCCGCAGTTGCACCACTCTGCAGACCCTGCCCAAACATACCACCAAGGTCAACCATACTACGCCTCTAACCACTTCGTAATCTTGGGAACTAAAGCTCTAGTAGCACTTTCACCAACAACCTGGCCACCAAATCCAAACAGATGCCCGAGAAGGCCAGTCTTCCGGTTTAGGGCATCAGTCTTCAAGCCTAAAGCTCTATCGAACTGAGTTTGCCCAGCAAACGATTGAAGACCTGCTAAAGGGTTCTGCTGAATACCTAGAACGGACTCTAAGAGCGATCTATCAGTCACATCTCTCTGCCTACCTGAAGCCTCACGCGCTAAGCCAAGAGCTTCAACATCCCGCAACCGGCCGAACCTAATTCCTTCAAGTGTCTGAATACGGGTTTTCTCGAAGTCCTCCATCGCAGCGGCACCAGGAGTTGAACTGATAAAGTCTGGACCTAGGCTCTTGCGCAGAGATTCTTCTAGGATCCCCTTAGCCTCGGCAAAATCCCTGTTAACCTGCTCTGGAACTTCTCCTTCGCCTCTTAAGAACTTAAGGCTTTCCTGAGCTAAGAGGCTCTGTATCTCCTCGGTGCTTTTCTCAAGCTGGGTCGGATCCTTAGGAGTGGCATCTATAACCCTTCCAGCTTCGTCCACAGTGACATTGAAATTCTCACTTAAGAGGACAGGTAGCAAGATGTTGGAGAGCTGGCTCTGCTGCTCTAGTTGCGCAGTCTGGAGATTAAGCAACCTCTGCTGCTCAGGGGCGAGCTGTGGAACCTCAACATCGTCGTCGCCTATAAAGAACTCTACGATGTCGTCAAAGAAGCCCATTTTCTATCTCCTTATCAAGCCGCGTCCCAAGCGCACAACGACATTGTTGCATTAGCCGGGGTGTTATTGAACGTACAGGCTATGGCTTTCCCAGAAACGGTTGACGATTGATCGTCAGATGCGCTGGTGCCGACAACAGAGACAACCTCGGGACCGCGCTTCTGGCCGTTACCGATATCCTCATCGACAACCGTTTCCGTGGCTAGGAAGTGGTCGGGGCCGATATCAATAGGCCGGGGGCTATCGCCGGGGAAGACGACATCACCTGTGCCGGGGATGTTGACTTTACCGGGACCATCGCCCCACCTATTAATCTCTTTTCCTGTCGCTGTTTCTATTAGGATATCCATTGAAATTTTTCCTAACCTGGTTGAACTGCTATCGTGGCTGAACGATCACCTGTCCCTCCGAATACTCCTGGGTCTTCGCTCGACGCTGTAAGCAGACGACGCGCCGTACTTACTTCGGTAGTATCCCCTGTGTCCTCCCTACGCACCTCGTTGCTGTAGTTAGTCGGAATGCCAGTCAAGTTGTCGTCTTTCTGCACGGCAAAGGCGATAAACAAAGTCTCCGCGCTTCCCCATGAAGGCGTGATGCTAGGAGGATCAATACCAGAAGCATTCGTCGCAACTTCGGGAGTGCCGCCAGCGCCGGAAAGCCGATACGAGACATGGATACCATTCCGATTTTCCGCTGGAGCGGTCACGGTCACGGCTGTTTCGCCACCCGCCGCTACTTTATAAAAGCATCCACATGCGCTTCCAGACGCCTCGCCCATCGTAAAGAGTTCAGTCCAACCGGACGGAGGAGCATCAATTGAATCCGGCGCTCCTTGGGAGATCAGGAAAAAAGCCAACAACAAATCACCGGAAGCTACGCCAGACGGCAAACTAACTGAATGCGTTTGCGTACCGCTACTGGCGCTCGTTGTTGTGCCTTCTACGACTACAGGACCAACTGATACCGGACCGCTTAGCTCATCAACACGGCTGAAACGTTTCCCAGGAACCATCCTTTGCGTTATCTCTGAGGGGTGTACAAACCTGGGCGCACCAGGAAGTTCAATTCGCCGACCAACTTCATGAGGTAATCTGAAAGGCATCAGCTTGCATACCTATTTACGAAGCCCCAGACCTCGACAATGCTAGTCGTAGTTACCCAGGCTCCCCAGACACCGCTGGCTCTACCAACTAGGCCAGGGGCTACTAAGACTAGACCCTTCTTATCGTCCGCGGTGATAGTGTGCCTGATGCGTGCCGTAACAGTTGTGGGTCCAAGGCTAAGGCTAAATAGTAACGCAGTAGTAACCTGTGGCTGGGCATAGATCCATACCTCGTCGATGCTGTCTGCCGAACCCGTAACACAGGTGTGGATAAGATTAGCAGTTGACGGAGCAGTAGCTGTTATGATAATCGGCCTACCGTCTGTCGAACCACTTAGTACGATCTTGCTGTAAGTACCCATTAGTTCATCATCCTCTGAAATATAACGATCTCGCCAGCCAAACTGATGTTAGGGTCGTGATACCATCGAGCTTGGCCTATAGCTTGATCGAGTTGGAACCTTATTCGTTCAATCTCCCCTGCTAGGGAAGTGGCTTGACTCTCACTATCAGAAGCATAGGGGTCAGTAGTAGTCTGCATCTCCGCTACGCTCGAAGAATAGTCGTCGATTTGCGTAGTATTATGGTTGTCGATGTGGTTCTGGTGGTCAGCATTGTAGATAACCGCAGTCAACGTTAGACCGCTGGCCCGTGTAGTGTGTGAGTATAATCCAGCGCCCATTAGTCTCTAAACCTTTCCTCGGATGGTATCCTGCGCCACGAAACAGCCTCTCGATCAGCGTTCATAGCCCAGTGAACCTTGCCCATTCCTCGTTTTTCCTCGTCGGCCCAACGCGCCATATCGGCTGCATATATGTTGTCCAGATCTTCTAGCTCAAATCCTTTCTGGATACAACTTCCACAGGCCATAGTGATATGCTTAGAGCCGTCAGCAAAGGTTATCTCGATCTCATTATAGGCAGAGTTGGTAAACATCGCAATGCGCTCACGAATTATAGTCTGACCCTTAGTGCGCTGTATTTCCTGCATTTCAGGAACAGGCTGAAGCTCACAGAGTGTTTGGCCACATTTGCACTTGACACTGCAAACACCAAAGCGGCCCTTCTCCTCCATATAGTTGAAGCCCCTTAGCTTCTTCTTGGCCTTATCAGCCTTCTTCAAGGCCCTATCCCTGGCCTCTCTATCTAGGTCCGGCAAAGTCTGATCCTCTTGTAAATAGCATATAGAACTTGGCTATAGAAAAGTCCTGTCCATCGCCGCTATTTCGGCCGACAATAGATAGGCGCCGACCAGCGCCGTGGATTCGTCTCCTCTTATTGATTAAATTAGCACCGGCTAGCTTATCCGTATCGAGTACGAAAGAGCCAAGGGTTGAACCAGAAGTCCCCATGTTAAAGGTTACAGTTTCTGAGATGCTATCGTCCCAGAGAATATCCACCGACAGATCCCAATTACCTGCAGGTTCAACGACTAACTCTAGGAACTTCCCATTCTTTTCTCTGACTCCTAGGGCCGGATCTAAATGTGAAAGATCAAGTTGAGGAGACTGAAATTTACCGTTGTAGCCAGAACCATCCTTGGAACGGTTCTCCTGATCTAAATCCCAGACGAACCCCGCATCGTCACCGCTAGCAGGTCGCTGAATACCGCTGGAGTCCTCCTTAAGCCAGAGCGAACGGTTTGTATCTTTCGTGGATACGGCAAACCGTGGGAGGTCTATACGGTTGAAGTCCACTACGTACTTTCGATCATACGCAGTACCGGATGAAGATGCACCAAACCAAGCCTGTCGCTTAGCAGTGTAGTAGATCGCCTGGGTACGGGGTAGCTCAGCTAGATTACAGTCGTCCCGGATGAAAACGTCAAATTGAGCTATATCTGACAGGTTCCTGGAGCCGATGTTGCCAAACTGCTCGATGGCACTAATCAGATGAAATGAGCCAGTATGGTCTATAAAGAGAATATCATCATCTATCTGGACTGCGCCTAGTGGGCTAGCGCCACCGATGTTAGTGGAGTGCTTCTGAATCTTCCACTTGGTATTATCACTGTCTGTCGTGTCAATCAGATAAATACCCCTTGGATACTTGAACACCACCAGAAGGCCCTTGAAGCTGATAATCTGTACAATCTTTTTTCCTTCGCCGGGGAATACAGCAAACGAGAGGGCCGTAGTTGTAAAGTCCTCATGATCTGTGGCGAGGGACATATATACTCGGTGCGGATCATTAGCGTTTCCGGCCGCACAGAAGCGGTTCTCATGGATAGCTCCTGTTGTGGGCTGATTGGTGCCCGACCAGTCCGACGGAGGGGAGGTTATGTTACTGGTAGTTGCCCCATCAGCGGCTAGAACTTGGACGACATTCTTCCCGGTGATGCAGAACAGCTTGCGATCATTGGCCGCAGCTTCCTTACCGCCCTCCACGAACACTCCGACAACATCGCTGACTGTTAGGCCAGTCTTGAGGGAGACGCTATAAGCGCCGTCACCAGTATCCTTTAGGAGGGCGCCGGCACTTGTAAGGATAATACCCCGCTGTGTTCCATCCGTCGGATGCCAGTCCCATCCACCCTGAATGGTGGGTGTACCAGATAGTTCGGACGAATACTTGCTGGAACCCCCCTCTTTCTGTAGGGTTCCATTCTCATAGGTGATGTTCTCTGCAACTAGAAGCTGTTGTGGGGTCACTATAGCCTGGTTTCTAGTGCCAGTGAACCCATCTAGACCTACGATTAACTCTGCAGTTTCACCTGAAAAGACCATCTGCTATCCGCTAATTATCAGCCCGCTTTCTGTCCTCAAGGGGCGCAACATCTTATGCACCTGGTTCATGCGAGGCTGTATCTTACCAAAGGCACCGCCACCCTGACGCACCATTCTGCGTCTGTTCTCTTTAGCCATAGCCCTAAGGCCGCGCTGTGCAAGGGCCGCTACATCCCCAGCTTTAGCATCGTCCTTGGCTGCATATAGGAAGGCCAAGGCCCAGTCGGCCAAAATAGGTAGGTACTCCCTAGGGATCGTGGGGACGGTCGAATCATCTGCTAGATCACTTGGGAGCTTCATGTATTCATAATCTATTTTAATTAAATCCGTTGCGCTTGTTCCTCCATAGTGTGAGAATCGCACAGCCTGGTCACTAATCATAGCAAAGTTCTTAGGTACACCTGAGCCTGCTGTTTGACGTGGCCACTTTCGTGTAAGTTCTGCCAAGTCAATCCCAATAATCTGGTTCCCGCCATCCTGGAATGGGGTCATTGGCTGAGACATATAAAGGAGATCCGTGGCGAGGGTGTAGTCTAGTTGGAAGAATTTATAGTTAGCTGTCGTATCCGTGTCTCCTGTGTAAACGCTCTCAAGGGTTACAGTATCAGATCCACCAGTATGGGCACTTACGATAAACACATCTGCATGATCGTCAACCTTAAAGTGTCTTCCAGTCATACTGGTGGCTTGTGTGGCACTCAGGGTTGCGGTTGCTGAGTTGTTCGTGACGTTAATGGTTCCCGTGGTGATATAAGGGTTTAGGGTCAAAACAGCCTGATCGTCAGCCCTGAGCCACCACCACGCCTCGTCTACCTCAGGGTCAAGCTCAGCGCCGCCGCGGATGATGCCCAGTTGCGCCCTATTCAAATAGGTGACAACATCGGTATCAAAGTCGCTGGTCCCGTCGCTCAGTTCGTGGCCACGAGTGAGTACGTCGTTGACAAGATCTTGGGATGTAGTGTAGTTTGCCATTATCCCACCGCTATCCTAACGCGCGCTTCAAGTTCGATGCGCTCCATCTGTGGATTTGGTTCCTCTGAGTATTCTTGCAACAAGCGTGTCTCGAATTCTGCCTTTGAGCCGTACCACATATAGGGTTCAATGCCAATAGTTAGTCCCGCATCGTCATGGACGTGGAACGGCACAAGAACTGGAGCCGCAACCGGCTTGCCACCCCTACGCCGCCTAAATGAGCGAGTACGGCGACGGTAGAGGCTCATCTGCTTATAATCGTAACCCTAAGGGTTTCGCCCGCAGTTACGACCTGAAAGAAAGGACGTATGTAGCGAGGGTTCTCCCGTAGGGTTCTGATGATAGCTGTGGTCGCCATCGCAGTGAAGTCGAAAACTCCATCTGTGGGACTGGTCAAAGTTGACCATCGAGCAGTAGGGGTTGTGGGCCACGGCTCGTTGGTTCCCTCGATAATTATTCGGGATGTTCCAGCGGCCGTTGATGGTCCACCTATCTGGACGGTCTTGTCAGGCAGGTTCGCGGCGTCCAGGAAGTTGCC